CAGGGCGAGCAGTTAAGACGCTACAACAGGCTATCGGAGTGGTGGCTGATGGAATTATCGGGCCTAGGACTAGGGCAGCGATTAATGGTGCAAACCATAAAAAACTTATTAACGACTATTCAGACGAACGCATCGACTTTTACCAAGGCATAGTTGCTAGACGACCCGAACAAGAACGCTTTATTAAAGGTTGGCTTAGACGGGTCGAAGAAGCACGACAGTTAGCTCTTAGCGATAACGATGAGCAAAGTAGCAACGCTTAAAAACATAACAAATTTGTTAATCCAGTATTGACGCTTTAAACGGGCAGGGTCGTAAATAAGATACGATTGAAGCCGTAACATATCCATATCTTCTTCTACATATCTTGGCTTTTGGTAATAAAGGCCAATCTTAACCTTACCTGTGTCGTATGGAATGTTCATTTAATCCCATGCCTTTCTTCTATTTTTTTAGCAAAATTAATCATAATTTCTCTATATCTTTCGCTGCCCCAAAGTTTAATTATTTCTTCATCACTTAATGGTTTTTGAACTGGAATTAATGGAATTGTGTATTTTTTATAAAGTTTTAATTCTGTTCGTTCTTGAGGTGTACAAACATAATCTTGTGATTTACTGTAATAAGCAATAGGTTTCATTATTCAAACTCCTCAGAATTAGTATCTTCAATGTCGTAAATAAACGACATAATGTGTTGGTCAACTTGATGGTGTTTTTCTGCCATTTCTTTGATATTAGGAAAATTGTCTAGTTCGTCTTGGACTTCCCGCATTAAATCAAACGCTAGTACAAGCTTATTTAAGAGTTGCTCTTTCACGATATACCCCCTGTATATAGCACATAGACAACTGCGGGTATGCCAAATGCAATAAGACCGCCAATAACGCCAAATAAAAACTGTTTCATGCTGCCACCCCCATTTGCTTAGATGCTTCAATCAATGAGTCAGTAATTTGCTGACCGTTTAATTGATATTGAGCAGATGTGCGTTTGCAAAGATATGCTGGGCCAATATGCAACCAATCAGAGTTAATTTGCTCAACAATTTGTTGGCTGGTAATACCGCATTTATTGGCATTTGCAATAATTTCATTCACTACATTTTGCTTGTTCATAAATCCCCCTTTAGTTAAACAGCATGATTAGTATATTACACAATCAACTTTTGTTTATTAGTATTTACCCTACTGTATAAAAAGACAGGGCAAGATTTGGTGGACTGTTTCATGTAACGCAGAAAGCCGCAAAACTCGTTACTTGCCACATCCTCTTGGGGCGTCTTAACGCCCTGTAAAAAGGTGGGTTACTTATTGCGTTAGAATCCACGACCATAAGTTTTAACGCTTATTCGGACAGGGTACGCAAAAATCTGCGGTTAGTAAAGATAACCCGTACTTTTTGTACTCTAACATCAACTTTCGCCCTTTGTTAGGTGGGGTGGTAGCCCGTGAATGAGAAGTGAGGGCAGGGGGATGCCCAACTACCACCCCGTAGCCATTATAGTTTGTTTTTAGCCCTATAAAACGCCAACAGATGTGTAAAACATTCCCACCCAATTCGCAGGTCATCTTCGGGTATCTCTATTAGTTTAGCCTTGTTTTCGTTGGCATTGACATAAACAATGGCACACCGAGCGTTAGGCATATCAAAGCCGTGTCTATAAGCCGCTAACTGCATATGGTGGTCAAAATAAGTATCAAGCTTATCCACATCTTTTTCGGTAGTTTTAAAGTCGATTACAAACCCCTCAGTCTTGGGATGGCTATGTGGTTTGCTAATGAGGTCGCATTTACCGCCATACCCACCGTTAGCAAAGGACTTTTCAGAAATCCATATCTGTTGCCCAAAATGCTCGTTAATGACCCTTTCGACTACCCGCACATACGCAGGTAGCTCAGGGATGTAAATACCCTCGTAAAACGCTTCTATGACCCCGTGTACCGCAGTACCCCGTTCTGCGGCTTGCTTGGCGGTTTCTTTAGAATCCGATACAACACGGGCTAACCAAGATTCTTCCGATTCTCCCTCAATACGAGGCAAAGTTAGGGCGGCTAAGATTGCTTGTTGTTGTTTCCATACATCAAGTGCGGGTTTAGCGGCACACCCAATAATCGTGGTGACTGACGGGACTAAACCTTCTTTACGGGCATCTCGCACCGTTGTATTGCGGATTTTGCCATTAGCCCCCTCAACGGTATAGGCTGGCTCGCCAGTTGGTTTATACCAATGACCACTTTCACTTGCTATCTCTTTCACTAACATAATTCCCCCTGTAACAATTAACTAGCTAACGATAATATATTCCTGCGTTCTTGCTCATCGCTGACTTTATCAGCACAAGCCAAGACCACGCTTTTAATGACGGTTTCTAAGTCCTCTACCGCAAATCCAATGATTGGGACTTCTTCATCGTAGCCCCGCTCCTGAAAGGTTTTAACGGTGTATTTACATTCGATTACATCTTTAATTGCATGGTTCATGGCTTTCTCCTAAAGGTTATTCCCCCTAGAACGGAACTTCATCATCCACTAAGGATGCTTCTTGCAACTTCTTATTTACATCGTCTAAAGACTTGCTAGGCACTTGGCTATTTCTAGCTTCAGCACTTTTCATAATTTTTTCTTTTAAACTTTGGGACAGTTTTTCAAACTTTTCTGTACCAAGTTCGCTAATTTCAAAAGTAAATACTGGGTTGATGCCTTGTGGCAAACCTTGTTTTAATACAGATTCAGGCACAGGCGTAATAGCTGCGGGGTCGGCATAGATTTTGCCGTCTTTGCCTGTGCGGTGCTGAATGGTAATCATGCACCATTTATCCAACATACTATCGGTATCAAAGACACGCAATTCGCCATCGGTAAATGGCTTTCCTCTCCAAAACTCCAAATCCTTCCGTAACGAAGCTTTTTCGTTTAGAGATAATGTGTAATTGCGTGTTTGGATTAAGGGTTTGCCTTCATCGGTCTTTAGGTCATCACCGTGAAACTCCCAGTAAACCTTAATTTTTTTCTGCATGGTCACTTTGCCAGCATATTCGTTGGTATGTGTACCCAGCCCAATAATTTGATAGCAACGGGCTAAAAAATAGCCTACAGGCGGTATCTTAAATTCACGGTTTTGTTGCGGTGGCTTGTAATCTATTTTCATTGTTTTCCCCCAAATATTTCTCTAAATGTGTCAATGTTTTGCTGCAACAGAGGGATAACCCTAGTCTTTTTAGGAAATCCACAGGCGTGTCGTAGCGTATCTATTTGTGCAACGGTTAGCATATTGCCTTCTTCCAAGTCTTTAAATGCTTCATCCAATTCCCATTCCAACTGTTTTTGGTCATTAGCTTGTTGTAAATAATCTTCCATAGTTTCTCCATAAGTTAGCCTGAGTAGTCAGGTATTTTTACTATAAACCTTTTTTTACCTGTGTGCAATATTTTTTGTTAAAATAGCAACTTAACTATAAAATTACTTTTATGGACTTCAAACTTACACCCAAACAAATGATTCATTTATGCGGTGGCCCTGCCAAAATAGCCCGCAGATTCAAGGTTACAACCCAAGCTGTGCATCGTTGGCAACACGAAGGTTTGCCCGCCAGTAAGCTGATGGAACTTGCCGCCCAAATTGAAAAAGAATCGCATGGGCTAGTAACCCGTAAGGATATGTTTCCCCAAACTTGGCATTTAATTTGGCCTGAGTTGCAATAGGGCAAAATTGGGCTATACTATAAATGCAGATTGAACCCTGTTTTATAGATAGCACGAAGCCACAAGACCCTTTTGGGTTGTTCTGAGCGTTTACTAAATGTTTTCGTGCCATTTATTAAGCGGGTTCAACTTAGGACAACCTAAAGGGGTTTTTCTATTTCTGCGGTCACAGTTGGGCGGGAACCGACACCAGCGACTGCGATACAAGTGCTACTGGGGGATAAACGCTGTAATAGCATACAAATCGGTGGGCGAATCTTAGTGCCGATGCGTTGAACGACTGAGAAAGTCTAGTGGCTCCGAAAGGGAAAGACGAAAGCGGATTTAGGATGGGCTAAGTCCGTTCACCAAAAGGGAAAAATTATATTTATATATAACTTATAAGTAACATTACCCCGTTTTATGTAACGCTTATAAGTCATAAAATAAAATTGCCCCACATTAGGGTAAGTCCTAATAAACAAAAGTTGATAATGCCTTACGATTACATTACCAACTTAAAGGGGGAAATATGAAATACATCATTGCAATACTATTAACGCTTGGCATTAATACCGTTTTTGCCCAAACTTATGTCATTACTAATCCGCAAGGGTATGTAACTGGCACAGTTCAGGTTCAAGGCAATCAAGCTCAGGTTATTAACAATCAAGGTCATGTGGTGCAAAACGCCACAATTTACCCAAATCAGGTCGTTACACCACAAGGATGGGCGATTGGTACGCCTAGCTATACTGTGCCTATGTCACCGCCAAGCCCACCATCACCAAGAGTATTGCAATGACACCGTTAGAACTAGCCGACAAGTTAGAACAGTTGATGAAAACAACGAAGGTTGATTACACCGTGCAAGAAGCTGCGGATATGATTCGTGAATTGCACCTTAAAAACCGTGAACTGCAAATGCGCATAGATGCAATGGCAGTTAGAGTGGAGTATTTATGAACGCCTACGAATTAGCAGATAGATTGTTTAAAGCAAACTTTAAAGAATCAGCAAATATGATTATTCAACAAGCAGACCGCATAGCGCATTTAGAAATGCTAGTTGCCAATAGAAATGAAATTATTGATAAATTAGACTTAACCACACCACAAATAAAAGAGTTAAGTGATGAGGAAATACTTTCATTATCCGCATTTAAAAACAGTTCTTACGATGTGTTTATTGAATATGAAAAAGAAGATTTGATTAAGTTTGCTAGAGCAATACTAAAGAAAGCGAGTGACATATGAG